AGTACAGGTCTGTCAAGGTCGTATAAAGGGATTAGACGGAAAGAAAAGGTCCTCAGGGGCATATTCTTAACAAAATAAAAAAAAGGGGTTTTAAGACCCCTTTTTTAATGAATATAGAATTGTGTTAACCCATTGTTTGGTTTTGTCACCTCCGAGTAATAAATAATTTAAATCATTGGTTTCTGACTCATTCAAAATATTTTTGTTTAATGATGCATGAAGTTCTGTGACCATTTTTTCGGTAAATGGAACTCTGTTGTATAAATTTTTAATTACGGTCAAATTTCCGTTGATACCTTTTTTTTTCATCTCGTATAAAATTTTACCAGCCAATTTTGCTAAAGTAATTGGTGGTAAATAATTAACTGATTCCTTTGTTGTTTTGTAAGATGAGTAAACAGGTTTTTGTCCTTTACCTGTTTGTGTATCTGCTTTCTCAGCCTTTCTTTTTTTAGCACAAGCGGCTCTTTTTTGAGAATCACTCATACGTGCAGCAACACCTTTGGCCCTACATTTAGGATATGACTTTGGGTCTGCTTCGGCTCTTCCACAAGGTGGATGTCCACCACCTTCTTTTTTTCTACAAATATTGACCCAAGGACCTGCGGGTTGTTTAGAACCCTTAGGTTTTTTCTTAGTGCCAAACCAAACCGCTAAATCCTCATTGACAACAGGAACACTATTGACTTCAGTGTTATGTGTACCACCAACATTTTTTTTTAATTCAACAATATTTTTTTTGATTATATTTGTTAATTTTTTTTGTTTTTTTTCTTTATCAGTTTGGTCAGAAGGATTTTCAGTAAACGGACCTAATTCTGAATTATTCCATTTTTTTTCACCAAATACAAGAACTTTATTATAAACACCAGTACCTACTGAAGTTGATGAACTTTCATCTAGTGATAAATTATTTTTAGACAAAGACAAAAAATATTCATTAAGAATATTTTTGATTAGTACTTTATTGTTGTTCATATTTTTACGATTATTATATATAAATATCTTACTATGATTAATAACAACACAAAACTATTTGATTTTTTACAATATAACTCAAATGACGAGCTTGAAAAAATAATTAATTCTATTGAAAAGGAGCAATCTTTATTCTATTTAATACAATCAGTTAAATCAGCATATAAACGAGGTTGTTTTACATTAGAAGAATCTGAAATTATTTCAAAATCATTACGTGTTTTAAGTACACCCGATAAAAAAGATGAAGCATAAAAAAAGGGACAATTTCTTGTCCCTTTTTTATTTCATTTAGAAAAGATTATCTCAATTCTCTTAAGTCAAATGTTCTAACACCATCAACTGTGATTTTACCGTAGAAACGGTTGTTCACCATCTTCTTAGCGTATCTTGTCATGATACCTTTGATAGGTGTGAAGTTGAATGGGTTATACATTGTTGGAGTCAATTGTAATGGTACGTATGGTGCGTACACATAACCTGTGTCTAACAATGAGTTACCTTTATGACCAATCAACACTGTGTTTGGTGGGAAATAAGGGTCTCTGTAAACTTGGTATCTACCAGCCAAAGTTCCAACTCTTTCAATACCCATGTTATATTGGTCTTGCTCAGGAGCTGCGTTTGATACGTGGAAGTATTCCAAATCATCAAAGATTGCACTGATTTCAGAAGAAACAACAATCCAGTTAGCTCCACCTCTCAATGTTGATTTGTGGATTTGAGCTGAAAGTTGGTTGATTGCTGTAATCAATGTTTGGTTCCAATCTTTTTGTGTGTATTGTGTTAATGGATTTGCAGTTGTACCTCTCTTCCAACCGTTGTAATCCCATCTCAAAGTCCATGCTGCACCTTTTCTCAAATCTCTCAAGATTTCTCTATCAATTTCTGCCGCAACTTGCTCAGACAATAAAGCTGTTAATTCAGCTTCAGCGTCAATGTTGTGGAATGCTGCAACGTCTTGTGCTAATTCAGGAGACCATTGTGCTCTCAATTTTCTTTCAGTTACAGAAACTGTTACTGATTCCAAATCAAAAGAAACTTCACCGATTTCATCTTCAAATTCCAAATTTTTGTAAATTCTGTATGTTGCTTTGAAAGATGTATTGGTGTTTGTATTAGTTAAAGCTTGAGTTGTGAAACCTGAGTAACCGTCCATTGAGTTTGAACCCACTGAACATGGAACTTGAGTATCAACTTCCAAGTAAATTACACCATTAGCGTCACATATGTTGTCATAAGAACCACTGTTTCCACCGTAGGCGTTTGAGACACCTGGGAAAGTAGTTGTTTGTTGTGAACCATATTCAACAATACCTTTACCGTATTTTTGAGTAACAACTCTGAATAACAAAGGACCAGTTCCCAAAGTAGTTGTCAATGAAGTACCTGTAAAGTTGTTTACAAAATAACCTGCACCAAGTGGTGTGTTTATTGTAACTTGTAATCCTGACAAGAACTCTTCAGAATCCATTTCGTTACCGTTAGGTCCGATTAATTTACCAGCACCTGCGTAGTTGAAACCTGATAAAGCAATAAGAACTTTTCTGAATTCAGTACTCGCGCCATATCCAGATGCTACCAAAGAAGAGCCGTTCCATGCTACTGTTGATGCTGTCAACGTTCTAGCAGAAAAAGTTCCTTTAGAATAGTCAAATAACCCAGGAGGGTCTAATGCTGCTTCGTTACCTTCGTAGAATCTGTCATACAAATTCTTGTCGTTTGCACCATAACCAGTGTTTGTAGCTGCTGGTCCACCTGGTGCTCCAAAAGGTGCGAAGTGTGTACCACCTTCAGTTGGGTCTTGACCCATGTCATAACCCTGAATTTTAGGTACGAAGTAGAACAATTTACCGATAGGTAAGTTCATAGCTTGTACAGATACGATGTCGTTAGCCAACAATTTAGAGAAAACTCTTCTTACGATTGGAAATACAACCGTTTCGAAAGAACCGTCTGATGCTGTGCTAGCAGCTTCGTTAATTAAGTGAGATGCTTGGTTTTCATAAAGTTGAGCGATGTTTTCTTTAACGTGTCCTCTCAAACCTTCCAAGAATCCTAATTTGTCCCATTTGTTAATAGTATCTTCTTTGATAACTTTAAGGTGCTTAAGACCGATGTTACCAACAAGACCTGATTCTAATAATGCTCCCATTTTTTAAAATATTTAGTTTGTTTTTAGTTTATTTTTATTTATTTATTCATTTTTGACATAAGGTCCTTCATTCTTAAGAATTGTGGATTTTCATATGTCTTACTTTCAACCAAATTAGTTGAACCTTTTGATGGTGTTCTATCAATGTTTTCAACGATAGATTCCTTAACCATTGGTTTTTCAACTGAACCTAATTCATCTTTAATAGTTTGATAAAGATTCTTAGATTCTTTGATTGTTTCGACGTTGTCAAAACGTCTCATGATATTTATTTTTTCTGATTTTGTAGTTGTATGTTCAGTAAACAATCTTGTAGCGTAAGCTAAGTTAGAATTGAAAACAGCAACTTCATTTAATTTTTCTCTGAAAATATTTAATGCTTTTCTGTACTCTTCATTTTTAGCTCTCAACTTTTCAACTTCTTCTTGTAAAGCGTCATTTGTAATAACTTTCATTTTTGGAAGACCTTTTCTTTTTGGAAAATTTCTACTTCCATTTCCGTAAGTTCTAGCAGCTTCTTTTGTTTCAGTTTCTTTTTCTTCAACATCATGTTCACCTTCCTTAAATTCAAATTTCTTAGGACCTTTAAAGCTTTCTTTATGTTGTGACATATCTTCTTTAAAACCTTTCATGTTGACTTTACCTGTTGGTAATTCTGATTTTGCCTTTCCCATACCCATACCTTTTGGTTTAACCATCATACTAGATTCCGTTACTGTAGAGTCATCTTCATCAACATTATCATCTTCACCTAATTCAATTTCGTAAACAATTTCTTCGTCGTATGATTCATTAGTATCATTAGAGTTGTAATAATCTGACTCTTCTAATGATTCCATCATGTCATCGTCTTGGAAAGTAATTTTGTCTACATCTAAATCTTCACCAGTTTTCTTGATGATAACTCCGTCATTATCTCCCATACCGTTAAGTACTGCCATAATTTCTTCCATAGATGCTCCCGTCATGTCTAACGGTTCTAGTTCATCATCATCATCTTCCAATCCCATGTCATCCATGTCATCCATGTCATCCATTTTCATAGAATCTGAATCATCGGACATCATATCATCACCCATCATAGGTGTCTTCATGTCCATAGCCATCAATGAATCTTCTTCTTCATCTTCAGTAACATCTTCGTTACTATAAGACTCATTTTCAGCATAAGTGTCAGCCTCTTCAAGAGACTCTTTTACTAACTCTTCGATTTCTTCCTTCATTGTAGAAGCAAGTATTCCTTTTGCGTTTTCGGTAACAACTTGTTCCAAATTTTTCATTTGTAACAACGCTTCCTCAACTAATGATTTTTTTTCGCTCATTTTTTGTATAATAAAATAGTTTTTATTTACACTATAAATATGCCCCTAATCAAAAAAATCTTAAATGGTGATATAATAAAATAAAAAAAACCCGATTTCTCGGGTTTTAAATTATTCAAAAACTTCATCGATTTTACTTTCACTGACTGCCGTTATTCGCCAATCATGTTGAAATCCTTTGAATTTTTCGGTTACTTTAGCTTCAACATCTGTTACGCTGTAACCTTTAACTAATTTTTCTTCTCTAACTTTTTTGATTTTTCCTGAGTTTTCATCAATCAAGTCGTACTGAATTTTTGCTACAAAATATTTTTCGTCCATAATAATAATTTTATCTATATCCCAAAAAATCGTTCAATTTTCCCATTAAGTCAAGCGATTTGCCTAAACCACCATCAATTCTTCCATCTTCTTTTGATTTTTTTTCTTCTTCAAGATTTTCATCGTATTTGTGACGGTCATCCTTATTAAGGAATAGATAAGCGCCGGGTGTAGATGGATTCATAACCAAGTCAAAACAAATCATTTCATAATCATTTTGAACTTCATTGTGTTCTCCCTTTTTAGCTAAAGAACCTACACCACGTGAAGATACCCCCATCGTAACACCTTGTCTCATTAAGTTTGCTGCCACATCACCCTTAGAGGATACAATACCTCTTTCATGGAAACCTGGTGTTGTTAATAACCTTAGTTTACCCATAAGAACGTTATCATCCCACCATATATCATCAATAATGTGTGATACTCTGTCTAAATCAATCAAAGATGATTCAGGGTGATTAAGTTCTGATGTTGCCAAACCTTTAGATATTGTTTGTTTATATTTTTCAGCTTCTCTTTTAAGAATATTTTCAGGATATACACGACCATTTCTATTAGGTGTACCATACTTTTGTAGAGTTGCGTAAAATACAAATGGTTTAGAGTGGTCTAATTGTGATTTTTGTTCATTAACTAAATCAGTATCTACGGCATTTTTCATAGATATATGACCTGCATCATATTCTATCAATATTCCTTTACCTATTTCATTCGGTTTAAGTATCTTCATATTAAAATATTTATCAATAAATATTAGAATATCTCAAAGTTTTTGTTTTTCAACTTGTTTTTAGAATATTGAATGGTAAAATACTTTGATTTCTTTAAAACATTGTCGTGAACTTCTTTTAATACGTGATTTAATTCTGTTGATATATTTTCAGATTTGAACTCAATATTTTCTTTTGTAAAGAATGTAATTTCAAGATTTAAAAAACTTGCTTTATCTACTTTTATCCCACTTGTTCTTAAATCTAAGTCAACAATAAAATGTTCTTTAAATAATGATTTATTGTAAACTTCTAAAACTTTATGTTTAATAGTTCGAGATATTGTCCCAACTACTCTTTCCCAATTATCCCTTTCTTGTGTGGGTGTTACCCATGTTTGTAATACTAAATAAATTGATTTTAATTCTGTCGCATCTACACTACCGTAATAGCACTTAGCATCTTGGAATAAATCCAATTTTGATGTTTTCCCTTTTTTCATTCTTTTTCATTTGTGAAATGTTTATTTGTTGTAGTGAAAAGATAATAAAAAAAAACTTATTAACAAATTTAATTTTATTTGTATATTTATATCAATAACACACATTTTTTATATGATAAAAATAATTTTAGAAAAAGGTGAAAGTTTGGAAAAAGCTTTAAAACGTTACAAACACAAAGTTATCAAAACAAAACAAATTGAACAACTTCGTGCAAAACAAGAGTATGTTAAAAAAACAACTTTGAAAAGGGAACAAATAAAAAAAGCAATATACAAACAACAAATCGCCCAAAGTAACTTTGACTAATATTTATTGGTAACAAATACCAAGAATATGAAAAACTTTATTATGAATTTACTAGGAAACGGTTCTGACGTTTCATCAAAAAGATTCGCATCTTTATTCACTTTATTAAACGTAATTATCTTAGCTTATGTTGCAACATTTACATCCAAAGATGGTGTAACACCTGAGTATATGTTTGATGCACTTTGTTTAATTGCTGGTGGTGGATTGGGTCTTACAGTTGTTGAGAAGATTTTCTCAAAAGGTTCAGACAAAAAAGCTGAATAACAAAAAACCCCTCTTTTGAGGGGTTTTTATTTTAAAGTCCTTCTGACAATTTTTTAAGTTTGTAATATGATAAGGAATCAATTGGTGTTGATTCTATTCTTATCTTCGTTTCGTTTAATTTCTTATTTGTATCTTCATCACTTTCGTTAACAACTGAAAGTTTTCCAAGAACCTCAGTTTTCAATCTTTCAATACCTTCACTCAATTCTTCTTGTGACATTCTTAAGATTGATTTTAATTCAAACAATTCAGATTCACTTAATTGTGAATATTCTTTTGCGAATGTGTCAGCTGCCACACCAAACATAGATTCTAATGGAATGTTAACTGATTCTGTGATTGTTGATTCTTCTTTTGTTTCTGACATTAACTTCCACATTTGTTTTCTTGATTCAACCAATTTAGTAAAATCATCGGCGGTT